GCGTTAAAAGACCTGGTGGCAACGTTGCGGCATTTTCGCGGCGGCAAGCTCGGCGGCAATACAGTCGATCCTATCGCAGATGTGCTTGACGATTCGGTGCGCCGATGGACCGCCGACTCCGATTGACCTTATGCAGCCGATGCCGCGGCCTTCGAGAGGTCGGGCAGGCGTGCCCTCGGTGCGGCTCGTTGCGATCTCCGGATCGACGGCCTCCCGCGAGTCATCGCGGCTATGACGAGCGGTGGGCCAATCTACGGCGGCAATTCTTGGCGGCGCATCCAGCGTGCTCAGTGTGCGGCGGCAAGGCGGCAATTGTGCATCATGTGCGTCCGATTACCGGGCCGCATGATCCAGCTCGGTTAGATTGGACCAATTTACAGTCGCTTTGCCCGCGCTGCCATGCCCAGTTGCACAGCAACCGAAAAACCGCTCGCCCTGGCTGATCGCTACGCCGCCGACGTAGCCGAAGGTCGCATTGCGGCCTGTCGATGGGTGTGTCTTGCCTGTCGGCGGCATCTGGAGCTTTGGTCGCGCCGCGATCTTGATCGACGCCTGCGCGAGGTCGAGCGGGCGGTGCAATTTGTGCAGAGTCTGCGGCATTCTGCTGGTCTTGCCGCGGGGGAGCAATTCATTTTAGAGCCGTGGCAGCTTGTCATTGTGGCCGATCTATTTGGCCTCTACCGGGACGGCAGACGGCTCTTTCGCCGGGCGTTTCTTTCGGTGCCGCGCAAAAACGGCAAAACCGCTTTTGCCGCTGCTTTGGCGCTAAAGCTTCTGGTGGCCGACGGCGAGACCAGCCCAGAGGTGCTCTTGGCCGGTGCAAGCCGCGAGCAAGCCCGCATTGCTCTGCATAGCGCTAAGGCGATGGTGGAATCCACGCCGGCGCTATTGTCGCGACTGAACATCTATCGCACCTCGATTCTTTGCCCGGCCAATCGAGGCCGGATGCTCGCGCTATCGGGCGAGGATAGCTATGCCCACGGCTATCACGCCTCTGGCGCCGTGGTGGACGAACTACACGCCCACCATGATCGCGCCCTCTGGGACGTGGTGGACACCTCGACGGTTGGTCGTCGGCAGCCCTTGGTCCTGGTCATCTCAACGGCGGGCGAGGATGTCGGCCAGATTTACCGACAGCTCCGCTCCTACTCGGAGGACGTGCTTGCCGGGGTCAAGCAGGATGATCGGTGGTACGCCTTTGTGGCCTCGGCCGATGAAGGTGATCCGTGGGATGACCCGGCCACATGGGCCAAAGCCAACCCGAATCTCGGCGTCTCGGTGCAGGAGGATGAGCTGGCCGCCATTGCGGCCCGCGCGGCCGATAGCCCTCTGGCGCAGCTCTCGTTTCGACGGCTGCACCTAAACGAGATGCTCGACGGCGCCGGAGAGTGGATTCCGCTGGAGGTCTGGCGCGAGCAGGAACAAGGCTCGCCGCCGGACGGTTTGCAACCGGCGTCTGCCATCGGCTTGGACCTGGCCACGCATATTGACCTTGCCGCCGCGGTGCGGGTGCAGCAGGCCGGGGATCGTTATTGGTGCACATTTGCCGCCTGGGCTAGCGCCCGGGCGCTCCGCGAAAGCCCCGCCGCTCGGCAACTCCAGCGGGCCAAGGCCTTGGGGCATCTGCGCGTCTCTCTTGGCGATGCGATTGATTTTTCCTCGATCCGCGCTTGGCTCCGCAATGAGCGTGAACGCGGCGCCCAGTGGCTCATCGTGGACCCGGCAGGCGCCCAGCACCTCTTGGCCGAGGTCGCAGCCGACGGCTGGCCTCAGGAGCGGATCGTCGAGCATCCGCAAACAGCCCGTTACATGGACCCGGTGATCCGCCGCGTTCAGACCCTAGCGATGGAGCGGCGATTGCTGCACGAGCCTTCGCCGCTTTGGGATTTGTGCCTCGGCAACGTGCGCCTTGCCGCCGACGCCCAGGGCCGGGCGCATTTTCACCGCGGCCGCTCCGGCGGCCCGATCGACCTGGCCGTGGCATTGGCGATGGCCGCCGGCTGGCAGCCGCCGGAAGAGGAGTTGGGCCCTGTGTTTGTGGAGTGGTTATGATCCGTGCACTGATTGAGCGTATTCGATCCTGGTTTGTCGGCAACAGCCAACAGACGCTTGCCGACTGGCTCCAGCGCTCCGTGGGCGAGGGTGTTACTACGCCTACCGAGGCTCTGTCGATCCCGGCCGTGTGGCGGGCGGTGCATCTAGTGAGTTCTTCGGTGGCCCAGGTGCCGCTGCATCTATATCAGCATGGCGATGACCGGCGTCGGCAAGACGACGCTCCAGAGGCTCGGCTCTTGCAGCGGCCGACGCCCGGCGTAACTCAGTACACGTTTCGACGGACGCTTACGCTCCATGTGCTTTTGTGCGGCGACGGATTCGCCTGGATTTACCGGCGCCGCGGCCGACCAGAGCGGCTTGTGGTGCTCGATCCCCTGCAAACAGAGCCGAAGACGGACGGAAACGCGCTGGTCTGGGAGACGCGCCTAGAGGACCAAACGCGGCTTTTGCCGGATCGGGACGTGCTGCATCTATGCGGCCTGTCCTGGGACGGGATGCGTGGGCTTTCGCCGATCTGGCAATTTGCGCTCAGTATGGACTTGCAGCGGTGTATTCGTGATCACGCCCGCGGGTTCTTTTTGCGGGGAACCATGCTGAGCGGCATTCTGAAGACGCCCCGGCCGCTTACGCCCGAAGAGCGGGCCATAATCAAGCAGTCTTTTGAGCAGCAGCACGGCGGCGCCGGCCGCTCCTGGGGCGTGGCAGTGCTTGGCGGCGGTCTGGAGTGGCAGCCTGCCGTAGTGGAGCCCCAAAAGACGCAACTGGCCGAGCTGCACCAATTGGCCACGCGCGACATTGCCGCCATGTTTGGCGTGCCGCCGCACAAACTAGGCGATCCCTCCAGGACCAGCTACGCCAGCCTGGAGCAAGAGAACCTGGATTATCTGATGTTCAGTTTGGAGAGTTGGCTATCGGCTTGGGAGGCCGAACTGAACGCCAAGCTCTGTCCGCCAGATTGCTATTGGGAGCACAACCGCAACGCCTTGGTGCGGAGCGTCTATTCAGATCGGGTAAACGGATATTACCGCATGGTCGAGATGGGGGTTCTCAGTCCGAACGAGGTCCGACGCCTCGAGAACCTTCCTGAACGTCAAGGAGGAGACGTGTACTATGTTCCCGCCAACTGGATCGGTGCAGGATCGAATCCAGCCCAAGCTGCTAGCTCGTCTGGACGCGACTAGCCGCACAATCTGGGTCTATGACGACATCGCCGCCGACGGCGTGAAGGACGCCTCGGAAGCGATCGCGCAATTGGACGCTTCTTCGCCCCTCTTGGTGCGGATCAACTCGTATGGCGGCGATGCGTTTGCAGGCTTAAGCCTTTATACGGCGCTGCGCAGCCATCCGGCAAAGGTGCACGTGCAGATCGACGGCGCCGCAGCCAGCGCGGCGGCCATCGTGGCTATGGCGGGCGACCGGATCATCATGTCGCCGCATGGTCTGCTGTTTTTCCATCGCGCCTGGACCTGGACCCGCGGCAACGCGAAGGTCCTGCGCGATACGGCCCGCATCCTGGATCATATCGACTCGCAGATTGAGGGGATTTTGCGCGAGCGATCCGGCGCCGCCGAAGATCAGGTCCGCCGCTGGCTCGACGGCGAAGTGGACGGCACCGAGTTTAGCGCCGAGCAGGCGATGGAGGCTCATCTAATCGACGAGATCATGCCGCTTAAGCGGCGCGAGCAGGAGGAGCCTACGAAGGATCAATTGCCGTCCCTGAGGGACTACGTGCCGGACGATCCGCCCGGAGGCGACGGCGTCGGCGTAGAAGGCGAGTGGGAAAAGCCGGCGCTAAAGGATTTCACGGAGGAGTCCTGGGAAAATCTGTCCATAGAAGAGCGCCGCCGGATCGCCAAGTATTTCGGCTTTGTTCGTTCGCTGGACGTGTTTGGCGACCTGAAGCTGCCGCACCACTTTCCGCCCAATCACACCAAACGGAACAAAGCCTCACTTGCCGGAGTGCGCAACGCTCTGGCTCTGCTCTCGCAGACGGAAGGCCTCTCGGAGGCGGATCAAGAACGGGTCCGCGCCCATCTGCGCGCCCATCTGCCGCCGGAGGATCAAATAGGTGAACTGGTGTTTCAAGGATTGTCTCGTTTCGTAAAGGAGGTCATGGATGACCGAACAAGTACTGTCTCTGGCTGATCAGTTTGCGGCTCGTCTGGCCGCTCGGTGGGAGGAGCTGCTCAATACGCCAGCGCCGCCGCTTACTGGGGTGCGCCCCGTCAAGCAGCAGCGGCCGCCTGTCTGCGCATGGCTTCGGCATCGCGCAGGCGAACAGCTTACGGAAACAGAAGAGACGTCCCTGAGGGAATGGGGCTGGTACGGCTCGCCGTCGATCACCATCCCGCGCAACGCCGTCTCTCCCATTACCCGCGCCGCTGAAGTCGATGACACGGTGCCTAAGACGATCGCCGATCGGGTGGTCGAGGAAATCGACACTTTTGCCTCGGTGCGCCAGGTCTGCACCGTCATGACCACGCAGCGCATGGATCGGCTGGGCATCCCGATCCTGGACGACCGCGCCAATACGGCCGCGCTGGTAACCTCGACCATTGATCTTTCGACCACGCCCGCGCCTGCCATTACCAGCCTGACGCTGGACTGCAAGACCCTGTCGAGCAAGCCAGTTGTGGTGGATCGGAAGCTGCTGCGCGACACCGCGTTTGACCTGGAGGGCTACATCATTCGCGCCTTAGGCGCCCGGATCGGCCGCAAGCTGAACGATCTACTTACCGACGGCAGCGGCTCTAGCGGCGAACCGTACGGCGTCCTGACGGCCGCGCCGGCGCTCAAGACAACCGCCTCCAGCTCGGCGTTTACGTGGAAAGAGGTCCACGATCTTACAATGGCGGTCGATCCTGTGTACCGGACAAACTGCAAGTTCATGATGCATTCGGACATCGCCGCCGCGCTGTACCAGACGACCGATGACAACAATCGACCTATCATTTGGGCTGATCCGACCGGGCAGCAGCCGATCAGGCTATTCGGCTATCCGGTCGTGTTCAACGACGACATGCCTTCGACGGTCTCGGCCGGCGAAAAAATCATCCTGTTCGGCGATTTCAGCCGCTACGTGCTGCGCGAGGCGGCGCAACTAACGCTGAAGACGCTGCAAGAGACCTATGCGCAGTACGACAGCGTTGGTTTTTTAGCCCTGTATGATTTCGACGCCGGTCTTGCCGCCGCCGCTACCACGAAGGCCATTGGCGCGTTGCAAGTCCTAAGCACCTCAAGCTAAGGAGCTGGAGCATGAAAATCCGCATCCGCGAGCCGATGATCACGGTTTTCGGCGGATTGGCGCCTGGGCGCATTATGTGCGCTCCGGAGGATGTGGCTGAAGAGATAGCCGCAGAATGGGTCTCGCTCGGTCGAGCCGAGATCATCGATCCTGCCAAGGAGACGTCCGATGCACGTGCAGGAGGCGCCGGGCAGCCGCCAGGCGTGGCCCGTGTCCGAAGCCGAGGCAAAAGAGTATCTGGGACTGCCTGATTTGTATTCTAGCTTCAGGCTTGCCATGCTGATCGAGGCCGCCGCTAGGGCCGTCGAGCGGCATAGCGGTTACGCCACCACCAGGCGGCAGATCGACGTTTATGTGGGTCTGCCTGCGCCAGGCCAACCGGTGGCCATTCCCTATCCGCCGCTTGTCTCGCTGGATGAGGTGGTGGTGATCCAGCCCGACGGCGAGCAAACGCCGCTTGAGGCAGACGCCGATTATCTGCTTGATACAAGCGGCCGAGTGGCCAGGCTGTGGCTCCAGCAGACTCCGCCTGCTGCGATGCTCATCGGCCAGCAGCGGCTCCGCCTGCGTGCTACCGTAGGCTACGAGTCGGCGCAAGACGTCCCGGCTGAGCTTCGGCTGGCCGTACTGCGCACCGTAGCCCAGATGTGGGAGCAAAAGACCACCCTGGTGGTGCCTGACGTCCAGCCGCTGGAGGACCCGGACTTATGCCGCTCCTGGGAGATCGAATGACCACGCCGGTCGAGATTTTTCGCCGCGTCTCCACGACCGACCCCAGCACCGGGGAGGCGGTGGACCAGTTTCGGCAGATCGGCCGGGTATTGGCCTCGCTAGAGCCGTCGCCAATAGCGGAGCTGGACGCGGCCGGGCAGGTCCGCGCTGGCCAGGCGTGGCGACTGACGATGTGGCGCGACGGCTTGGCTGGCTATGTGAATGTACGAGACCGAGTGCACATCTGGACCAAGGAGGCCGTCATTACCGCGGAGATCGCCTCCATTACCCTAGACGGCCAGACCATGCAGATGGAGGTCCGCGCCTATGAGTCCCTATGAGGCGGCCAGGACCATCCTGCTAGAGGCCATCGGCGATGTGGTAGGCGAGCGTATCCGGCCGGATCGCCGCTATGAGGACGACGCATTGCCTAGCGCCGCGGTGGCTATTAGCGAGGGCGAGCCGCTGGAGCTATTGGACGGCGTGGCCGCCATGACCTACGCCGGCTCGGTGGCCTTGTGGGCCGCCACGCGCCGACAGGCTGATGAGCTGGCCGCGGCCATCCAGGCGGCCGACGGCGCGGAACTGGCCGACCAAGAGCGGACCTGGCTCTTTTGGCTCGACGGCTACCTGGGCGGCGCGGACCTGGTGGCCGAGGAATCCGACCGGCCGGAATACCGCGCCGAAATTCCGTTTCGGCTGTTTGTCTCATGACTGAGACCATCGTAGTGGACACAAGCCGATTGGATCGGTTTGTGGCCCAACTAAATCAAGAGTTGCCGCAGCGGCTGCGCACCGGCGCCCTGCGGGCGATGCTCCGAGCTTACCGCCGTCGGGCAAGCCGAATGCTTGCATCGACCGGCGCCTCTCGCCGGGCGCAAAAGGCGGCCCGCGCGGTATTGGGCGTTCGCGTCAATCAGCGCCAAGCCAAGGTCGGCTTTGGCGTGCGAAAAAATACCAAAAAGGAAAAAGGCATTACCCATCGGAATGTTCACTGGTTGGTCCTGGGAACCGGCAAGCGCAAGACAAACGCCGGCGCCAACCGGGGCCAAATGCCAGCTTTGTTTCGAGGGGTGTTGCAGCGGGCCGCGGCGGCCGCTCAAGCTGAGGCCGTCCGAGAGGCCCGCCGCTGGCTGATTAAAGAAATCCGGAAAATGCGAAGCAAGTTGTAACCCTGTTTGCTAAGGAGGGCTGACACAATGGCAGTGTACACAGGTCGCGATTCGCTGATTGAATTGTCCACCAATGGGACCACGTTTATAGCTATCCCGCAGGTGGAAACGATCAAACCGCCCGACGAAAAGCACGACGAGGACACGATCCATCTTTTGGATGCGACCTCGGAGTATGCGGAGAAAGTGGCCACTGGCCTATCGTGCTCGAACATCACGGCCACCGTGGCCTACGATCCGACCAACGAGACGCATCGGATGCTCGACGCGCTTGCCTCTACGCCTTTCAACCCGGCCGAAGACATCCTGTACGTCCGGATCACCCACACAGCCAACGGCGAGCCGGAAACCTACCGCTGCTCCGGCGTGAATAAAAACGCTCAGGAGGTAAGCCGCCGCGCCATCCTGCGGCGGGAATACGAATTCCTGACCGTCTGTCCGATCCAGTTGAGCTCTAGCAGCTAGGAGACGCTCGGATGAAAGTGCGCGTCGTTTTGGCCTCGCCTCTGGGGCAACCGGCCCAAGTGGGCGATCATCTGGACCTGCCAGATCGAGAGGCGCAGTGGCTTATCCGGTGCGGCGTGGTTGAGCCGCTGGAAGGCCGGCTTGAGGACTACTGCGATCCTGTCCTGCGCGCCAGGACCCGCGCCAGCATCGAACGCACTTGGCGGCAGTTTTTAAGGAGACAGCGATGACCGTAATCTTGCATGAACAGTTGCGCCGTCGTCGATACCGTGAGGTCGTTATCCCACACGACGGCCAGGAGCTGCGATTTCGGCTGCAATCGATTACGCAGCGCGAGTACCAGACGCTCTTGGCGCCGCTACTGGACATTGCCACCGGCCAGATCGACCCGGTGCAGCAGGCCCAGTTCGACGTTCGGCTGATCGTTGCTTGCTGCGTCGATCAAGACGGCAAGCCGCTTTTTAGCGAGGCCGACATCCCGGCCATCCAGGAATGGGATTCGGCGGTGACCTCGCAGTTAGTGCGCGCTTGCCAGGAGCACATCGGCATTGCCGGAGGGCAAGGAAAAAACTTGCCGAAGACCCAGAGCGGCTAATGGCCTACATGCTGGCTGTGCGGCTGGGCCGGGCGAACGTGGACGCCATGCTGGACGAAATTACGCCGCAGCAATGGCGCGAATGGTGTGAGTATTTGGCCTGGGAGGCGGAGCACCTTGGAGGCGGAGGAGGTCTAGCGAGATGACCGGCGACATCGTCATCAACATCGCCGCCAATACCGCGCAGGTTATGCAGGCCCTGCGCGGCCTCCAGGCCCAGGCCAAACAATTGGCCGGTGCGCTCAAGGCGGCCTTGACCAGCTATCTTAGTTTTTCTGGCATCCGCACGGCCATTAGCGCGGCTGAAGATTTCGAGCGGGCCTTTCGCCGGGCGATGTCCATTGCGATGGACCTTACGCCTGCTCTTCGTCAGCAGGCCCGCGAGGCGGTGCTTGAGGCGGCCCAAGCCACCAAGTTCACGGCTGATCAGGCGGCCGCCGCTTTGTATGAACTAATTTCCGCCGGCCTAAAGACCGAGGCCGCTCTCCGAGCTTTGCCCGCCGCCTTGCAGTACGCCCAGGCCGCCGGCATAGAGCCTGGAGTGGGTGTTAAGCAAATCGCGGTAACACTGAGCGCCTTGGGGCTTTTAGGCAAGACTGCGGAAGAGACTGGCCAAAATTTCCGTGCAATGGCCGACATCATCGCGCACGCCAGCCGACTGGCCACCACGACGGCGGAAGAATTCGGCGAGGCGCTGATGACGCACGCCGCCCCCATAGCAAGAGCCGTTGGACAGAGCGTGTACGAGTTGGCGGGCGCCCTGACGTTTCTAGCGGCCAATTATCGCTCCGGTTCCGAAGCGGGCACCATGTATCGCATGGTGCTGATGAACATTATTGACGGTTCACAAAAGAACGCGGAGGCATGGAAAAGGTTAGGGGTGGCCGTTTGGGACGCCCAAGGGAATATGCGCCCATTATCTCAGATCATGGCGGATTTAGGCGCAAAACTAGCGCAGCTTTCGCCTGAGGCGCGCTTGGCGGCGCTGAACATGCTAGGGTTCAACGACCGCGTAATCGCCGTCGTTTCTACGATGGCGCTAAACAGCCAGCAATTGCAGAATTTCACGGCCGCCATGCGCCAGGCCGGCGGCGCAGCCGCCCAGATGGCCCAGGAGCAGATGACGCCCTTGCAGCAAATGTGGGCGCAATTTCAGGTGTCCCTCGTAAAACTAGGCGAGGGATTCACGTCGATCCTTGTGGCGCTGCAACCGGCGGTAACGCTGCTAGGCAACATGCTTGCTGTGGTGGGCGGATTGCTCCAGAATTGGGCGCCGCTAGTGGCTGGGATCATTACGTTTGTCGTGGTCTGTCGCGGTGTACCGGCGATTATCGCTCTCGTGGTGCGAGCGCTGCGCACAATGGCGGCCGCCTCCGCGGCGGTACAAGCGATTGTTGCAGGGCCAGCGGGATTAACAAAGGTGCTTGCCGGCCTTGCCGCCGCCGCTGGGGTCTATGTCGCGGTGGATCAAGCGTTTTCGGCGATTGTCCAGACGGCGGAATCGCAAGCCGAGGCGGCGGAAAAAGCGCAGTCGCAATTTGCTGGTCTTACCGCTGAGATTCAGCGAACAACTAAAGCGGCGCAGCAATTCTCACTGGCAGGTCAACAGGCCGTCAAAGTGATCGAGGATTGGCATTGGGAGACTGCCGCGGTCGGCAAAGAGGCCGTGCAATTCTTGGAGCAGGCCCAGCGACCTACCGAAGCGCAGCAGACGCTGGACGTGATCAAGCGGCTGCAATTAGCGCTGGCCAACCTGGACGCGGCCGGACGCACCTGGGTGTTGCCAGGCGTGCAAACAAGCGCGGAGCAATTGCAACAGGCCATTGCGGCGGCTGGCCGCCAGCTCGACAAGCAGCTCGGAGGCTTGCGCGAACGTACAGCGCAACTCCAACTGGAGATTCAGCTCCGCCGTCAAGGCCTCGGCGACCTGGACATTGAGGCCGAAAAATATCGGCAAATGCGGCGCGAGCTAGGCTTGGCCGCCGAAGACGTGGACAGGTGGCTGGCGCTGGAAAAAGAAAAGGCCGCTCTGATCGAGGCGGAGCGGCAAAAAGAGGAGCAGCAGCGCCGGGCCGAGCAAATTCGCGAATCCCTGCTTACGCCGCTCGAAGAGTTTGAGCGGCGACTGCAAGAGGTGCTTAACCTGTGGTATCAGGGGCTATTGAGCGCGGCCGATGTCCAGCGTTGGGTAGCCTCAGAGCAAGAAAAGATTGCCTCTCAGCTTGGCCGCGGGCCGACCGGCGCGGAGCGAGCCGCCGCTATCCAACGATACTCTGCCGAGGCGTATTCGACGATTTTGCGCTCGCGGCTGGAGCAGGCGACTAAGCGAGAAAACGCTAATGAACGCACTGCGCGCAACACGCAGCAGATGCTGGCGCGACTTGAACAGATACAGCGCGTCCTGGAGCGGCAGGAGGCCCTCTGATGGCATTGGTATGGCAAGAAATCCGGGACCGCAAAGGCGAGCGGACATTCGATTTTGTCCGCGGCCTGGGGGCTGCGCTTTCGCAATCGTGGCTTGTGGCCGCGCCTGCCGACGCCGCAGAAACCGACATTCTGTCGGATGCCGCCGCGCCGAAGCCAGGCTATGCGCATCCGCGCGTGGCCGGCGCCTACTGTACGAGCGTCTCCTGCCGACAGATCGGGCCGTTCCACTGGGTCGTCGACGCCCAGTATCGCACGCCCGACCATGACAGCTCCCAGGACCCCCAGGAGCGTCAAGGAAATCCCCTGGAGTGGATCGCCGACATCCAGTGGTCCACCACTTCGACGCGGCTGTCCGTTTGGAAAGACATTTGGGGCAATCCCATCCTGAATACGGCCGGCGACGCGTTCGATCCGCCGCTAGAGGTGGACTGGAACCTGCTGGTCATCAACGTGAAAAAAAATTGCCCCTATGTGCCCGCCTGGGTGCTTACGTATCGCAATGCGATTAATAGTACCGCCTGGCTGATTGACGGACTGACGGTTGGGGCCAAGCAGGCAAAGATCGATGGACTGGATATTTCCGGTTGGCGCTATAACGCCGACTGGGAGGTGGCCTACCGGGAGGTAAGCTATCGGGCCGCCCTTTCGCCATATCCAGACGGCTGGCAGCCGCAGCTACTTAACTGCGGCTACCGTGAAAAAAAGACCATTAAGGTCAACGGCGAAGATAAAACGGTTTTGGCGCCCATTACGATCAATGGCATGTCGCCGTCGAACCCGGCGCCCCTGGACGCCCAGGGCAAAGCGATTGCTGAGCCGTCGGCCAGCAACGTGGTGTGGCTTACATTCCAAGTTTATTACGAACTGGATTTTAACCTGCTGCCAAAGTAGTCATGGTGCTTTTCCGCCGCCAGACAGCTGAACGGGTGCTGCGAGCGACCCAATGGGTCGAGGAGCAGCGGGACGACCAGCCGCTGGAGCGCGGCCGGCGCGAGCGGCCTGCGCGGGCCTACGACCGCG